TACAAGACGAGATAAAGTTACTAAGGCTCATGTATCACCTTTATTTAAAGAAGCTCTTTTAAAAACTCGTGAAGCATCTCAAGTAGGTATGCCTTACGAACAACAACAAGCAGCTTTAAAAGATATTAATAATGCTTACGCAGGTGCTATTAAAAATGTTATGGCTATTTCAGGTGGGCAAAGAGGTGCAGCATTAGCTAATATAGGCGCTGTTGATGCTTCTAGAGTTAATTCATTAGTAGACTTAGCTTCTAAAAGTGCTGATATACGACAAAAAAACTTAGATTTGTATAGTAAAACTGCAGCAGCATATTCACAACAAAAATTATCTGCTGATATGAGTCATGAGTCTTTGAAGCAAAAAGTTGAAATGAATAGAAAAAATAATATTAAAGATATTGGTTTAAATCTATTTAAAGAAGCAACTGAATATTCAAGAAATTACATGGACCTTTCAGCTTTTGATACAGATGAAGAAAC